CAGCGGAGCAAGTGCAAAGTACTATAATGCAACTTGGTCGTACGCTAAAAACAATTTTAATATCGCCTCTTATGGCAAAGCAACATTTAATCTTCCTTGTTATAACTTTTTAGGAACTTTAAAAGACGACGTGTATTCAATATCTGCAAACAAAATAGAGTTTTTTTATCCATATATACAATCTAACTCCGAGGTTGATGTGTATGTTTCTGGATATCAGTATGTGGACTATGAAGATCCAGAACTAGATACAGTGTTCCAACAAAGAACATCTATTAGGTCTGAAAATTCTTTTAAGTGGATAAATAACAAAAACCTAACAGACAAGTATTTGAAATTTGAGATAGAAATGAGTCCTAAAAGCGATGTTGATTATCCACCAATATTTTCTGGTATGAAGGTAAGTACATATGCAATGAATCTTTCTAACTCCGCTTCTTATATGGCTTTGGGTGAAAAGATTAGACTATACGGAGATTCTCAGAATCAGATATTTTTGCCAGAGTCCGATAAAACACCTACATTGTTCATGAAAAATGATTCTGGAATAAGACTGAATCAAAACAAGTTTGATATTTTGTTTAATAGCGTTCCAGTAAACTTTAATCCAGAGATTATAGATGGATTATCTCTGTGGTTAGACGCAAGATTTACAAATGGATTTAATGGAAACTATAGACAGGATAACGATCCTATAGATGTGTGGACAGACTTGTCTACAAAAAACAACAATGCAACACAAACAACTGCTTCTGCAAGACCAAAATATAGATCTCAGTCATTAAACTTATTTACTATTAATGAATCAAGCGGTGCTGAAAGCGGATCAATAACTTTATTTACAGCAAGCGGAGCAACAGCATCATCAACAAACAATACTTCTAGTCATGGGCTTAGGTCTATAGTCATTACTCCAACTAGCACTGCTCCATACTCATATATTCAAACGTCTTCAATAGGTGGAATTGGGTCTAATATGTTTGCTGGAGAAACATATACTGCTGTAGGAACCATACTTCTTGATAACGCTCAACTTTCCCAGTCTAGTAGTGCTAGAAAAATAATTGCATTTGTAAAAGATGGAGCATCTTATACAAGATATGACTCTGCACAAGCACCAAACTCTGCTAGTTCATATAGTCTTTCTGTAACTTTTACAACTGGTTCTGCTGCTACAGATGCATTTATAAGATATTATAATGGGGCCAGTGCAACCAACGAAGTAGTTTATTGGGATGACTTGGGAATATATTCTGGATCATCTATTTCTGGAAGCGCAATTGTATGGAGACCACCAGTAGGTATTGAGCAAGATGTTGTTACAGTTAAATTTGATGGAATTGATGATTACCTACGAGTTCTAACAGCATCAGTAGCGGGACCAATGACGGTATATATTGTTGGAAGATCATTCTCTAGATTAAATCCATTTTTAGGTGGAGTAACAAATATTGCAAAGCACCCTACCATCTATAACGCATCTGGTGGATATTTTGCTGCCAACGGAGCATCAAATATTTTATTTGGACAAAATAACAAAAAGTTTAATTTAATAACAACAATATTTAATGGCGCTTCAAGTAGCATATACTTAAATGGAAGTGTTTCAATAACTGGCAACCTTGGAACTAGATCAATTGATAACAATGAACTTTTAATTGGTGCAGGTCTAATGCAACTAACTGGTGCAAGCGCAACACTAAAGGGAGATATTAGTTCTGTATTAATATATTCTGGATCACACACGACAGTCAATCGTCAGTTTGTTGAAAGTTGGCTAAAAGAAACGTGGGGTATAGAATGATAAAACAAATTGGTAGTGTTGGATTTTTTCTAAGATATGCAAGTGGGGCAAGTGGAACATACCGTCTTTTTAGCATCTACGACTCCTATGAAAAAAATAATTTAATTCTTTCATCCAGCATAAACTTTACTAATAATGTTATTTCGGCAAGTGGAGGGTCTTCATCGTTTACTTACTATGTTGATGGAACCCAGTCGTCTTCTGTTTCTGCAAAGTATTGGCAAAACGTATTAATTTCTTTTAACCCTAAATTCTTTATAGATGCTTCTAAAGATTTTATTGTAGAGTTTGGTGATACAACAAGCAGCATAAATATGTATATACAAAATGTTTATATTAATAATAATTCCATTCAAAATGAATACGAAGCAAAAACCATAAATAGTGCATTTAATGGATCACATTTATTTGCTAGTAATATAGTTAGCGCATCGGTTAGAGATTCTGTTTTTATAGACTTACCAGAAAAAAACTATACGGCTTCTGCAAGAAATGTTGTATATCAACCAAGGTTCGGACAAAAAAGATTTCTTACAGATATAAAAGCGGCGGGCCGTGGGACTTGTATATCTTATTTATCAGCGGCTAATGCTGGAAGTCTTGTTTTAATTGGAGACCAGTTCTATGTTGATAACGTAGAGATTGCAGCGGGAGACAATATCCTTTCTTTATATGATGGAAACGTATATACAGTAGGTTCAGATAATAAGTTTTCTATTTTTTCGTCTCAAATTGGCGATGTGGTTTATGTTTTAAATGGACTTAGGAACAAAAATGAATACTTTATAAAGACAACATCTTCGTCATGGTCGAACACCCAGATGTCAGTTAAGTACAATTTTGATCAAAATGAAGAAGAAGGGTTAACATTTTAACCAGCAAATAGTATTTTTTTGAAAAAATAGAACATGATGTTGCCATAAATACATTAATTACAAAGAATATGTGCTACTATTAGGACATGAAAAATCTTAGAATGTCTATAGTACATGATCCTTCACCCTATGGCTTATATGTTTGGAAACTTCCAACTGGAGAGATTTATAAAGACGATGAAGGAAACATACTAAATATACCGTCGTTGAAAAATGACAAAGAGAAAATAAAAAATCTTCAAGATGTTGCCAAGAGTTATGGTCAATCAGAAGGCGAGGCAGTCTTTGTTCCAGGAGTAGGCCGCGTCAGCGAAGAAGAGTATCAGAGTGACTTATATCAAATGAAAGAAGGCTTTACGCCTTATGGAGATACAGGAGCGTGGAGAGATGCAGCAAGAGCCAACAGAGCCTTTGGAAATTAGAGGAATTAGAGTTCCAACATATACCACTTCTATTAACGTTGTTAGCGAGGAAGATGATTTTAAAAAGTCATCTAATGAACTTTTATCATTAAGTGATTTGTCAAATAACTTTAAGAAAAGTTCAAAAAGAAAAATGGAAAAGGCTCTTGTAACTGTGAGTGGTCAAGTTGTCGAAGCAGAAAATAATATGTATTCTGGAGATAAGGCTACTTCTAGTCAAATTGTTCCAACACAATTTGGATATGGTATTTTTGACGTTATTGAGCCACAATATAATTTAATTTCTTTGTCAAAGATTTATGAACTATCAGCACCTAATTACGCAGCAATTAATGCCAAGGCTGCAAACATTGTTGGTCTTGGATATAATTTAGTTCCTTCTCCAGAAGTCATGATGAAAATGGAAGATGCAACAGATCAATCAGAACTAGATAAGATTAGAAAAAATATTTCTAGAGCAAAAACAAGAGTAATTGACTGGCTTGAAACTAGAAACGATGATGATACTTTAACAACTACTTTAATGAAAGTGTATATTGACGTTGAATCTACTGGCAATGGTTATATTGAAATTGGAAGAAAGTCTAATGGCGAAATTGGATATATTGGACATATTCCATCTGCAACAATGAGAGTTCGTAGAACCAGAGATGGGTTTGTTCAGATAGTTAGCGGAAAGGCAGTATTCTTCCGTAACTTTCAAGACACTACCACAAAGAATCCAATGACAGTTGATCAAAGACCAAACGAAATTATTCATATTAAAAACTACACTCCCAATAGCACATATTATGGCGTGCCAGCAATTGTAGCCGCTAAAAATGCTATGGCAGGCAATGAATTCTCGTCAAGATTCAATCTTGAATACTTTGAGAACAAAGCAGTTCCAAGATATGTATTCTGGCTTAAGGGCGCAAAAATGAGCCGCGAATCTGAGGAAAGGCTCTTTGAGTTTTTTCAGCATAGTTTACGCGGTCAAAGTCACCGTACTGTTATAATTCCCTTACCAGCAGATACACCAGACTCTAAGGTAGAAATGAAGATGGAGGCCATTGAGTCTGGCATTCAAGATTCTTCATTTAGTAATTATAATAAATGGAATGATCATCAGATTCTTATGGTTCACCGCACACCAGCATCTAAGGTCGGCTCAACTGAGGGAATTGGCCTTGCTGCCGCAAGAGAAGCAGACAGAACATTTAAAGAACAGGTGTGTCGCCCAGCACAAGACTCATTAGAAAAGAAAATTAATAAAATAATTGAAGAGAAGACTAATATATTTAGATTTGAATTTAATGAACTTACTCTTACTGATGAGGAAACACAATCTAAAATAGATGAAAGATATCTTAGAATGCAAGTTATTACTCCAAATGAAGTTCGCCCAAGGCTTGGTCTTGCAAGTACTCCAACTGGAGATACGCCAGTTGTTTTGTCTCCACAACAAAAAGCAGAACAAACAGCACAGACAACTGGAAATAGAACACGCGATCAACAAAGGGCTGCAAATCAGTCCGATGGAAATGAAACAGGTCGTGCAACACAAGGCGATGGAAGACAACAAAACTAAATAACTTAAAGGATATATAATTATAATATGACACAATTCTCTAAAGCACATTTTGAAAGTGACGGTAACAGTCTTAGGTTCACTATGCCAATTGCAAAAGTGGATCAGGAAAAAAGAATTGTTAGCGGATTTGCAACCTTAGACAATATAGATCGTCAAGGTGATGTACTTCTATCAGAAGCATCAAAAAAAGCATTTGAAGGCTTTAGAGGTAATGTTAGATTAATGCATCAACCAATACCTGCTGGAAAAGTAGTATCGTTTAAAGAACACACGTTCTTCGACCCAAATACATCTAAAACATATAGCGGTGTATTTGTTGATGCTTATATATCTAAAGGTGCTGAAAACGTTTGGCAGATGATCCTTGACGGGACATTAACTGGATTTTCAATCGGTGGAAAGATTGTAGATTTTGAGCCAGCAACAGATAAGGAAACTGATCAACCAATAAGAATTGTTAAAAAATA